GATATGAACGGGTTTAGCGCCATGACTTACGCCCTTCCGGTTGCTGCGGCCCACGCGAGCCGCCTCGATACGGCTGCCGCGATCTCAACTTCGCTTTGGCCTTGCTGCGGGTGAACGTGGATCACGACGGGGCTGCGCCCGCCTAGCTGGCTCATGGGCGTGACCCACTCGGGACCGGCTTCGCCGAAGTGGTACATCTGCCCGGACCGGTGGCCGAAGCCGGTTACCGGTTCCAAGATCGGCCCGCCGGTCGCGTAGCCGTGACCGTGCCCGAGAACGGCGGCGATCGACGCGCCATAACGGGAGATCGCATAGGCCACGGCGGCATAGATATTTGCGAGCGGGTCAAGAATCCCGCGCGAGCGGTAAGGCCCCGCATAGGCGGCGAACGTCGGGGGAATTACTTGCATGAGCCCTTGGCTCGGAATCCCGGCTTTAGCGTTTGAGTCCCAGAGATTTATGGCACGCGGATTCCCGCCCGATTCGGTCTGCATTTGGGTCATAAAGACGCTGAAGAGTTGCGGGATGCCGAAGTGCTTCAGAACGGCCATCATGAGCCCGCCCCACTGGCTCACGCCCGCGCCGCCGCCCCCGCCGAACAGCTTGCCGAACAGCCCGCCGACCTTGGTCAGCGCGCCACGCAAGAACCCGCCGACCTTGCCGAGCGCCGAGAGCGCCTTGGCCGGGAGCGACCCGATCGAGACGAGCCCCTTGGTGACGAGCGCGCCGAGCGCGTTCGGGATACCGCCGAATATGTGCTTAGCGACGGTCAGCGGATTCTGGCGGACCAGGCCGGTGATGAACCCCTTCGAGACGTTCTCGCCGAGCGACGCCATGACCTCGCTCGGGCTGTGAATCCCAAAGAACGACTTGACGGCGTTGACCATGGGATCAACGACGTGCGCCTTGATCCACGACCCGATTCCGGCCATCGCTGACGCGATCCCGCGCAAGAGCGCGCCGATGGCGGACTTGCCCGCGCTCAGCAGGTCGCCGCCCCAGCGCTGGACCGCCGACAGGGCAGCCGACAGCCCCCGGGCGATCAGGCTCCGCACGGTCGCGATCCCGCTGCCGACGACGCCGACGACGGCCCGGATCGAGCCGACGACGACGCTGCGGACGGCGTTCCACGTCGCGACGCTGGTCCGGGTGATGAACGACCAGGCGGCCGAGATCGCGTTGCGGATCGCGGTAAACCCGGCGATGACGGTCCGCACGATGACGCCGGTCACCGAGACGACGATCTTCTGAAGCGCGGTAAAGGCGGGGATCAGCCCGGGGCTGCCGCCCATGATCCACTTGACTACTGACGTGATGATCCGCACCAGCCAGCCGAGCGCGCCGACGAGCAAATTGATCAGCGGGACGAGAATCTTGATCACGTACCACTTTTCAAACGCCATGTAGAGCTTCAGCACGGGCGTCACCAGCAAGAGCACGACGCCGAGCACCTTCGCGACCAGGGTCGCGAGCAACGCGATCAGCGGCGTTAGCTGGACCAGTAGCGGCGTGAGCGCCTTGATCACGGGCGCGAGTAGCTGACCGAGCATCTTCGCCAGTAGGACGATGATCGGCATGAGCGGCTTCAGCGCCGACAAGATCGCCTTAAACGCGGGCCAGAGCGCCGTGACCAGCGCTTGAACTAGCCCCATGACGGCCTGGCGGAACTGGGGCGATACGGCCATGAGGGTCGCGAAGATCGTCAGAATGATCCCGACCGGACCGGCGGCAGCGCCGAGCACCTTCGACAGCCCTTCGGCCTCGCCGACGATGCCCTTAAACCCGGGGATCATCCCGATCATGGCCTTGCCGAGCCCGCCGAATCCGGCCGGACCGGCGAGCTTGGTCACTGGCCCGAGCAGGTTGCCCAGAAGCCCGCCGATGACGGGAATGTGCGCGGCGAGCCCGGCCCCGGTGAACACGGCGGCAGCGGTGCCGACGCCGAGCAAGGCTGGACCCCACCGCTTGATCGCGTTCGCGATGGCGTCGATCGTGCCCGGCTTCAGCTTGGCGAACCCGGTCGAGAGCGAGTCGATCAGATGCGACACCGGGGCGACGGCCCGCGCCGCGACCTGCCCGATCGCGTGGACGATCGGCTCCAGCTTGCCGCCCGGCCCGATAGCGCCGCTGAAGCTCGCGCCGAGCTTGGCGAGCCCGGCAAAGGCGGGCGTGAGCGCCTTGACGAGCGGCCCGCCGATCTCTTCGGTGATGTTGGCGAGATCGACGCGGAGCAAGCGGAGCGCGCCCTGCGGCGTCTTTAGCTGGGCGGCGTAAGCCCCGGCGACGTGCGTCCCGGCTTGCATGACGGCGTTCAGCGTGACCTGGGACTTTTGCTCGGCGGTCAGTTCCGAGACCGTCGTATGGTGCGCGGCGGCGTATGCCTTCAGCGCCCCGGCCGAGTCCACGACGATCCCCGACCGGCGAAGCATTCCGGCGTTCCCGATCGCGATAGCGCGGGTCAGCGCGTCCTCTACCGACGAATACGAGCGGCCCGTGACGACGCTCGCGTTCTGCGCGATCCGCGACAGGTCCGTCGCGTGGGCCAGATCAATGTGGTTCCGCACCATATCGGCGACGGTCTTTTGAGACTGGCCCATCGTCAGGCCGAGCCCGGCGACGGCGCTCACGGTCCGGTTAATCGAGTCGGCGCTGACCTTGTTCGACCTGCCCAGAGCGTCAAGGCTCCGTTGCATGGCCTCGGTCTCGCTGGCGGCCTTGAATGCGTGAATCCCGAACGTGATCGCCGCTGTCGTGGCGAGCCCGAGCCCGGTCGCGACGCTCTTGCCGATCGTGCCCGCGACCGGCGCGAGCCGTTGCATTCCCCGGCCCATGCGGGTGCTGACGGTCGCCGCCGCCTTGTCGCCAGCGCGGGTCGCGGCGGCGTCCATCTGGGACTCAAACGGGCGCGTCAGCGCTTCGACAAGAATCCCGAGAGTGCCGTATGGGCTAGCCATCGCGGACCACCCGAACCTGGTCCATCGTCGCAAGCTCGGCGGCGACACCGGCCCAGCCGCGCCCCTGCGGCTCTGGGGCTGGCGCTGGCGCGCGATCAGGCGCGAGCGCAGGTCTCGGCAAGGGCTTCGGCACGCGCGCGCCCTTGTCGCCCGCTGCGGCGCGCGAGACGTAGATCAGGTGCGCCAGGTGATCGGCGACGAGCGCGAGCATGTGCGTCTCGGCCGACCACTCTTCGCCCCCGGCGCGCGCCCACGGCGGAAGCCGGTTGCCAAGCACCCAGACCCGGCGAAGCGAAACACGCGGGTCCAGCACGTCAACGCCGAACGCGCAGAGCATCGCGGCCTCTAGGTCCGGGTCGAAGCGCGCCCGGCAGGCTCCGACGAGTTTCCCAGGCCGTCCAGACCGGCGTGCTCGCCGACAGCGCCCAGGAGCAGCGTTAGCTCGCCCATCGTCATCCCGGCGGCCGAGAGCGCTTGATACGTCTCGCCGCCCAGGATCATTCGCATGGCCCGGTCAATGTCGCCCGCGCCGATCAGCGCTTGCGCTTCCATCGGCCAGGCCGTCGCGGGCGGGACCTCGTAGCTCTCGCCGTGATAGGTGAACGTGAACGGGACAGGTGCCGACTCGGCGTAAGCGGCCTTGACTGCGGCGTCAAGATCGAATGGCGGCGGCGGCTGCCCGTTGCTGGCAGCCCGGGTCATGACGCCGGGCCAGACATCACCGTAACGAGCACGTTGTTATCGACTTGGGCGGTCAGCGTGCATTCCATCGGGACCGCCGTCGCGCGCGTCAGCGCCATATCCCCGGCGTCGGTCAGGCTCGCCCGGGTCATGCCGATCCGCAGACAGTTATTCCCGTCCACCGAGCCCACCGCAAAGGCGTAAATGTGCCCGCCCTTGTCGGCTTGAACGGGCATCGTGAACGAGCCGTCAGTGACCGAGGGAACCGGCTGGTCGGCGTCAAAATACAACGCGAGCGACTGAGCGTTGACCTGCCAAAGGATCATGTGAAGCGTGACCTCGCGAAGCGTGATCACCGAGCGGACCGGCGCGATCGACTGCCAAGGCGTGATGTCTTGTTTCGTGGTGTTCTGGCCCACGGTCGGACCGGCGTCGCTGACGTACCCGAGCGGCAGCCACGGCGACGCGAACGCCGTCTTGCAGTCCACCGGGAGCGCCGTCCCGGCGGGCGCGATCCAAAGGCCACCAGTCGGGCCGGGCGTGCCGACGCGGACCTCGGTCGCGGTCAGTGAAGCGGCCCAGGCGG